TTTCCCCGACTTCAAGGCGCATAGATTTCTGGAACTTGTTTCCAGACCCCGCCTGCGGGGAGAGCATACACAACGGTTCCCACATCTTCGAGCGCGACGACATTACTGAAAAACAGGTCAAAGACCTGTTGGATAGCCCGCACTACATTCGCTCCCAGCTTGAGCTCGTGCTGAAGGAAGGACCGATGAAAGCCGTTGCTCCGTCCAAGCAGGAGCCGGACAAGCACCTCGAAGGCCGGGAAGGCGACAAGCGATTTGAGATTTGGTACTACTACGGCGCCTTGGACAAGGATGACATGGAGGCCGCCGGCTGTCACTGCGATGAGGAGATTGGCCCTACGGTTCACGCGATGCTGGAGATGATTAACACGCGGGTCGTCAAGGCTACGTTTAATCCCATAGAAACCGGAGATTTCCCCTACGACATCATGCCGTGGCAACGGAAGTCCGGGCTGCCGTGGGGTAATGGGATTGCTCGCCAGGGACGCACCGCCCAACGAATCACGACTGCGGCAGCGCGCACCATGATGGACAACGCCGGCCTGTCCTCTGGTGTCCAGATCGTGCTGAAGCAGGGAATGATTACGCCCGCTGATGGCAAGTGGGAGATAACCGGACGTAAAGTGTGGTACGCCGCCGAGGATTCCGACCTGGATGACGTGAGGAAGGCCATGACCTTCTTCGAGATCCCCAGCCGTCAGGCTGAATTGATGGAGATTATCCAGTTTGGCTTGAAGCTCATGGAGGATTCCACAGGACTCCCCATGTTGCTGCAGGGCCAGATGGGGCAGGCGCCGGACACCGTGGGCGGCATGACCATGCTCGCCAACAATGCGTCAGCCGTGCTGCGCAGGCTGGCCCGCACCTTTGACGACTGCATTACCGAGCCGCATATCCGCCGCTATTACGCATGGCTCTTGGCGTATGGCAAGGATGAGGAAAAGGGAGACTTCGTGATTGATGCCCGCGGTTCCTCGGCATTGGTCGAGCGCGATCTTCAGGCTCAGGAGATCGTTCAAATGGCCGCAATCGTGACCAATCCGGTGTTCGGGCTGGACCCGAAGAAATGGGCGACTGAGTTGCTGAAGTCACGGAAGTTTGATCCCAAGAACTTCGAGTTTGACGACGCGGAATGGAAGAAGATCGTCGAGAACATGAGCCAGGGGCCGCAGGACAACAGCATGGCCGTTGCCAAGTTGAGGGGCGATTTCGACACCAAGATCACGCAGATGGAGCAGGCGTTCGAGAAGCAGGAGAACGCCAAGGACAGGGCGCTGGATGTTGCCCTGAATAACATGGAGCAGTCCGGCAAGAAGTCGATCACGCTGGATGAACTGAAGGCGATGCTTGCCAAGACCGCTATGCAGTTGACCACACAGAAGCAGTTGAGCGCGGCGACGATTGCCGCTAAACCACCGACTGAACCGGCTGGACGCGCACCGAAAGGACAGGCGTTTCAGAAATGACAATATTCAAACAGCGCGTTGACGGTCACACACAGTGCGCCGGTCATGGGTGCCCAGAGAGTGACGGATGCTCGCGCTATGAATGCCGGTTTTCTCAGGCGAAATGGGCATCATTCGACATCGAGCGCGCCCGCATTCAGGAACCGTGTGTGCATCGTGTGCAGTTAAGGCAGGCATAAATATGCCAGCCTTGATTGACAACCACGACCGCCAATCCGCGGTTTGGCTGCGGCTCAAAGAATTCTACGAGGCGCGGTTGACGCTGCTGCGTTCATCGAATGATGGAAACCTGACGCCCGAGCAGACCGCCAAGTTTCGCGGGCGCATTGCAGAGGTCAAGGCGTTTCTATCGCTGGATAAGGAAACGCCCATCGTGAGCGACAGCGCGGAGTTGTTTAAGGATTGACGATTACTGTTGGGCTTTGGTTATTGGGCTGACAAAGGATCGGGGTATGAGAAACCCTGATGGCTCGCAGGACGCTGCGGGAGAGACAAATCAGCCATCCCCCTCAAGGGAGACCCGGAACCAAACTAGGTACCGGCCAGAGTCCAACAGTAATCGCATACCGCCTGCGCCCGTAAGGGCTCCGGCATCCTTGTGAGTGGCTTCGGCTCCTCACTTCTGATCCGCTTCGTGCGGATTTTTTTATGTACGGAGCGTTAACAGTGACTGAAATCGTGACACCAGCAGTACCCGAAGTACCGCAGCAGACCCCTGAGCAAGTTGCCGCAACTGCGGAAGCTGATTTTGCAAAGGGCTATGGCAAAGCGCGGGGAAACGACACCCCTCCCGAGCCAGCGGAAAAAACCGACACCGCAGCGACAGCAACACCAGAGGCAACTGCTGACGGGAAAACGGAAGCTACTCCAGCAAGCAAACAGGAAGCGCTACCGGAAGTGCCCAAGGTATTCGGGCTGACTGAGGCTGAGTTCAAAGCTGAGATGGCGAAAGCCGGATCGGCTGGGGCCAAGGTCAACGAGGAAGTCAGGAAAGTTTACAGCAAGATCGGTGAGATCAATCGCACCGTTCAGGAACTCACGAAGAATCTTTCCGCCGGAAAAACCGGCCGCAAGATCACTGCGGAAGCCCTGAAGCGGGTCAATGACGAGCTGCCCGGACTCGGCGCAGCTTTGGCGCAAGACCTCTCCGACATCCTTGGTGGGGCCGAAGCGGCGCAAGTCGTAGCGGAAACCAAGGGGCAAGCATTCGACCCCGACAAGTATCACGCGGAGAAACTGGCTCCCGCCCTCGAAGCAATGGAGGCCCGGATCACCAAGGTTTCAGAGGACGCGCAGACAGAACTGCTCTCCTACATGCACTCAGACTACGAGGCGTTCCTTAAAACGGACACCTTCAAAGGCTGGTTGCAAACCCTCCCCGCAGACCGCAGAGAATTTGTGGTCACTAGCCAACGCGCAGTCGTGGCTGGCTCTGCCATCACTGAAGCAAAGAAGTGGGCAGAGGAGAAGCACAAGGCTGAACTCAAGGCCAAATCAAAGCTGGAAGCCGCCATCACGCCGAAAGGCAGCGGGGCTGCTCCAGCTCAACAAGTAACAGACGATGAAACCGCTTTTTCCAGGGGCTATAAACGCGCCAGGGGAAGGTAGTCGAGGAGTAACACATGCAAACCTATTCGACCAATGCTGGGCGAATCAATGAGATCAAGGGCGAAACGCTTGCCCATGCCGAGCCCATTGAGGTTCTTTCGCTCGGATGCACCATGAAGCCCATGCCCAAGAACCAGGGCGACAACATCACCTACCGGCGCTGGCTGCCCTATGGGGCGGCGACTACCAACGCCAACACCATCAACCGCTGGTCGGTCACGGCTGCTGCGCATATCACTGTAGAAGGCGTTACGCCCTCTGCGGACACGATTACCCCGCAGGACGTGAACGTGCAGTTGCAGCAATACGCTGCGCTCTACAGCTACACCGACAAGGCTGCCGAACTCTACGAGGACGACATCCCCGAGGAAATGAAGATCCAGTGCGGCGAACGCATGGGCCTGGTGCGCGAGATGGTGCGCTTCGGCGTCATGAAGGCCGCAACCAACGCTTTCTACAGTTCCGGCACTTCCCGCGGCACGGTGGACGGCAAAGTGACCCTGAATCTGCTGCGCAACATCGCGGCCACGATTCTGGCGAACCACGGCAAGATGAAGAACCGTATCCTGGCCTCTGGCCCGAACTACGACACTTCCGCGATCGAAGCGGGGTTCCTCGTGTTCTGCCATACCGACCTCGAGCCGGACATCAGGGACGTTGAAGGCTTCGTTCCCACCGCCAAATACGCGCAGCGCAAGGTCATCAACGAGTACGAGCTGGGTTCGGTGGAGCGTTTCCGCTTCGTCTGCTCGCCTGAACTCGCGGCCTACGCTGAGAGCGGGGCAGCCATTTCCGGCACCGATCTCTACTCCACGCTGGGCACTTCTGCCGACGTGTACCCGATGATCGTCTGCGGTGCGGATGCAACCTACGACGTAGCGCTGAAGGGTTCCAAGAGCATCGACCTCAGCGTGATCCCGCACACCCAGAAGGACAAGGCTGACATTCTCGGCCAGCGCGGTTACGTGGGCGC